GCTGCTTTAATATTCAAGTTCCATCCAGCTTGTTTATTTGCTTCATGCATATAAGGAAACGTCAAATCATATATCCATTGTTCTTCTGTCCAAAAGACTTCACTAATTCTGACACTCTTATCTTGTTTATAATCACCCTTACGACCAGTTTTTCTTTCTTGATCTGAAGTTCCTTTTTGGGTATCTACAGATGAAGCTACCCAGTTACCCTGGCCTAATTTTTTTATTTTATTACAGGTCTTTTTATCCACAACCTGTTCATGAATAAACCATTCATTAGTAAAATATAAACTCATTTCTCTTTCTTCTTATCATCATCGTCATCATCTGAAAACGAATACTTATCCAAAATTTCTATATATTGAGTTTGATAATCTGCTGCATCATCATGCTCTTGTACAGTAATTAAATCAGATATATTAGACCTCTTTAATATTCTATCCTTAATCTTCTGTTGTTTCTTTTCTTTAGCTATACGTCTAACAAATGCATAATAAATGATCTGAGTAAAATATGCAAAAGGGTTCTTTGATTTCTCTGGATCAAAGTTATCTATATACTGCAAACAATTTTCTATGCCATCAGAAATCATTTCTTCCTTATAGGTATAGTTAATAAAGTTTGGTCTATACGACAGGTGATTAGCAATCTTTAAAATACACTCTCCTAAATAATTACTAATCTGCGGCTTAGGCTCATCAGCTTCTTCCGCATCTTTTAGTTGCTCCTTTCTTTCTACTATGGCAGCTAAAAATTTCTTATTATCAACATAGTGAACTTTCTTTTTCTTTTCTGTAGCCATGGGGCTCTCCTTACGGAGGACTTAATGTGTAACTGGGCCCACATAATCACTAAACAAACCAATAATAACTTCACACGCATCTTCTAAGTTATCTAAACGCCATGAAGCGTTGTGTTTAATAAGAGGATGATCCATCAAGTACTTGTCATCAGAAACAACTATCAAAGGTTTTCTCAAACCAATAGCCCAACCGATTTCAATAGTAGTACCATATGATGGTCGTCTATCATTTAGTTCTTTAGGTAAATATGCTAAAACCAAATCACAAGATTCAGTATCTAACCAATTCTTTGTTGCAATCGCACGAGGATCTGACCACATCTTATCAGTCGCCCCCTCATCAGTATAAGTCATCCCTTCCTTTACGGGTTCACACCTCAAAGGTGAAATGCCTATAATACCATGAGGCAACATACTGACAACATAATCTCGCCAACTTGTCGCTTCTTCCTCTGTACAGCCTGCAATAGGTCCTGCCAAATATATATACTTCTTCATAATTAAATGCCTTTTCTGTTAAGACACTTATATAATATCACATTTCCCCTATCTTGTCAAGCATTATCCACCTTCAATATGAGGCATTACACAAACTTCATCATCTTCCTTTATCATTTTTGTATGGTCAGTATAAAGAATACCATTGATAGCGACAACGGCTTGATCCCATTTACCACAGGGATACTCTATTTCTAATCTAATGAATAAACTTCTAATACTGTGTGGGTCATACATCAATTGAACTTCTTTCTTACCAGCTATAAGTGCCCACTCACCCATCAACTTTATTTTCATTTTTACCCTTGACAAGTGCTTGACATAGGTGTATAATATAAGGTGTTGTTGCTTTAATGAAGTTTAGATTTATCTAAAGGAAAGATACCAGAAGGGAGATTAGAATCCCCATCTTCCCCACCAAGAGCCTCAACTAAAGTCTCCATGTTATCTTTCAGTTTCATCATGGCTTCTTCTTCATCAGTTGGTTCTCTAGATTCTTCTACTGATATCTTTTTACAGATGTGTTTATAATAAAGAGTTACTTCAGGAGCTAAATCACCTAACGAAAGTATCTTTTCTTTTAGAATTAGAAAGGACTTATCATGTGTAAAGTTCATCCAGCGTTGCAAGCCAGTATGCTCTACTATATGATTTTCTTGTTCTACTATCTGATTCTTTACCACAGACATAGGGTACTCTACTACTAGAGCATCTTTGTATTCCTCTAGTACTTTACAGAGTACATCTTCCCCATTAACCATTTTAATGACTTTAAATGGGTTGCCTGTGTTGTATGCTGTTTGTTCCATATCCATAACTATTTATTAAGATTTCAATTTGATAGGCACTATTTCATAATCAAATTCTTGTTTAGAATAAATCTTAACTCTTTCCTCCAAATGCTTTAATGTAAAGTTCCTATTCTTATTATAACTCATATCGTCTGCAATGTCAAATAAATTACACTCTGTTTTATCTTCAGCTAAACGTAACCCCCGACCTATGGACTGAAGTACTTTTATTTGTGATTTATAAGGGCTTGCAAAGATAATATTATGCAATCTCTTAATGTTGATACCCATAGAGAATACACCATACGAGGCTACGATGATAGCATCCTTTTCTTTCTCTACTAGTTCTCTTGCCCTTTCTCTTTCTTCAGTTGGTGTGGCACCATAGATAATATGTACAGTTCTATCTTCACATAATTCTTTAATGATAAGGCATAAAGGCACTAATTGTTTTTCTATATACTGAGCTAGTATAAGAGTATTACCATCTAACGTAGCAGCCAATTTAGAAATGAATAAATTTCTTTTTCTATTGGTGGCTAAGTATTCCATTTCTTCTTGATATGTTCTTCTACTCCTCTGTTCTTTGGGATGTTGTAGAACTAAGCATTTGATATGCAAATTAGAAAGATGTTTATCCTTAACTAATTGTGATGTGGTGGTAACTTCTTTATGTTTGGCAAACAATCCCTCAAGGACTAGTTGATGAATCTCTGAACCATCTAATGTACCTGTAGTACCAATACGATATTTACAGTCGTGGAGCTTAGTCATTATACCAGTAAGAGATTTGGCTTTTGCAAGATGACATTCATCTACAAAGACAGCACCAAACTGACTGAAATAATTTTTGTCTAATTTATAGATAGATTGCCAAGTAGAGATGACCACCTCTTTAGATGTATTCTTATCCGACCCTGCATAGAGTTTATGACAGTGTTCGTCGGGAAACCAGCCATAGTCAGCAAAGTCTGAGTACATCTGCTCAACTAGATTGGTAGTAGGTACAACAATTAAAACTTTTTTATGCTCTAATTTTTTTACATAATAACGAGTCAGAGCGTATATAATAAATGACTTACCGGAACCAGTAGGAGAAAGAATAAGACCTCTATGTGATTCCAAAATAGTATGTATTGCATCTATTTGGTAATCTCTTGCTTTGAATTTATTTTTTTGTAACGAACGGACAAACTTGGTGGTAATTGATTTGTCCAGATTTCTTTTAGAAAAATCTGTATCGTAGGCAACTTTATATCCTTGCTCTTTGAGAAACTCCTTGACATATGGTAGTAGTCCGAAATAGATTTTACCAGTACCCGGACTAAATAATCTGATCTTCCCGTCCCATAATCTATTTCTGACCGACGGCATAAACTTAGCGTTTGGAACTTCAAAGGTGAAAAATTCCGAAAGTTCTCTTGCAACTGACGGCTCACATTTGATACGGAGATATACTTCATTAAACTTTGAAACTGAGATTTCCATTATTCACCATGAAGAAATTTTTTCCATTCTATAGTATTACGAATCGTCCAATTGCGATTAGTAATCTCACGCAAAACCTTCTCAAGATAATTTACTGTAGTTTCTAAGTACGCCTCCTTTTGTCCTAGCTGCTGTAATTCTTCATCCGAATCTATATAAATTCCTACATCGGATCTCAATACTTTCAAATCAAAGGGGCGTTCTAAATATACTTCAGGTGCAGCTTTACCTGTATAGTATTCCCACTTCTGACGATGAAGGATTTTATAATCGTCCTTCGCCTTTCTTAACTGTAAAGAGTATTTGGTATAATGCTTGAGGTACTTATTATGTAACTGCGGAGTTCTTATACTTTCCAAATCCAATTCAGTGTCATCTATTTTTAAATCACGATCTACGTCTTTTTGTAATTCAATTAAATCCATTTTCTACTCCATAATATAAAGGTGAGAAGGTAATCAGAGGATAACCAACCCTTGCCTATACTACCTAAATATACTTCCGCCAATAACATTGTTGGAAGATAACGTACTTAATCCGATTACCGTAACTACCTTCTCTGGATTATTTATACAGCTTGGATAGTATAAAAAGGATAAGCAAAGGTCACATTACACTGTACATAATTTGTATCAGTTTCTTGCTGACTATAATCTAATGAACTCAATGATACAGGAAATGCATCTCTCATAACAACAGTAGCCACAGGATTATTTTTAGAACTTAAAATAAACAATGTTATATCACAATACAATTGTCTATCAGATGTGCTCCCTGTAGATGTTTGTGAATCTGCATTGCCAGCTGGATAAAATTTAGTGTTCTGGCCAGTAGGCAATACATAGTCACTTGTTATAGCCATAAATTGACTTTGATCTTGTGGAGGAGCCATATTAACTAACCAATTATGAAGCTCCATAAAATTCTTTAGCTTCTCATCTAC